AAGGAACGCCCAGAGAGAGAGTTTTGGAACGGCTGAAATCCCGCGCTTTTGTCGCGGAAACGCGAGTCGTCTGCACGCCTCGCCGTTAACCCGCGACGCGCCGAATTCGCGACTTTTCTTCAGCTCGCTGGGGAAGACTCTGACTTAAACTCTCTCCGTTGAATGTGCAGGCTCGAAAGCAAGTACGCCAAAAGTACGCCGAAAGTACGCCGAAAGTACGCCGTCCTGTAGCGCGTTTGTGTACAGGTCCCATCAGCATGAGAGCAAGTGAGAGCAGATGAGAGGATCTCGGATTGATAGTGTACACCTGCTAAGTGTACTCAGAAGAGCTTCAGGGCCTTTTCCCCTTATATATAGGGGCACCCTGGGCGCCCGGGAATTAGCCCGTACCGGGGGCCGATCGTAAGGCGGACAAAGGCGGCAATGCCAGGCCGCCGTGACGCCGGACATCAGACGCGGCTCTGGCAGTGACAAAATCATGGCGGGCGCAGGCCCGGCGCGGCGGCGCTTCGCGTCGTCAGATGAAACATTTCGGGAGACTTGGAGCCTCACCGCTATCCATTACGGTGCAGCCGGTTTCGAAAATTCTGCCATGGCTCCCAGCCCGGGGATTCGGGACTCAAATCGACGTTCGGATGCTTCGGGATAAAGGGAATGGTGTAGATCCGGCCCATGAGCGGGCAGTACTCCTCGATCACACCATCCCAACGCACTCGGCGGCGCCGCTGCTCTTCTATCAAGCGCTTTAGCTTATTAACGCATTTCATCGTCAGGGTCCTCCGCTCGCCCGGTCATGCCACCGCACCTTGTCAGGCGGTAAGTCGCCATGCAGTGGTGCAAGTCGGCGGCCATTCCGCGCGAGACTCAGTTAAAGTTAGAAACGAAAAACCTCACCTCCGCAACGGAGCCAAAACTGGCGCTTCCGCGTGCGTGCCACGCACGCCAGTGCAAAGGCGTCAGCGCGATCGTCGGGCTGCCCATCAGGAGCGCGTAGCGTCGAACCATCTATGGAAGCCAGCTGGGTGTAAGTAGCAAAGGAGTGCAGCGTCACCTCGCCGTTCTTGCAAGCGTCGGCGCACTTGTCATAGAGCTGTGTTTTGCCCAGCGGGGAGGACAGCCAGCCCGGCTTGCCGTCGTGGCCCAGAAGCGATTGCACGCCGCCGCCGTTGTCCTTCAACCATAGCAAGACGGCATGGCCGTGGTTGTTTCGCTCCACGAGAATCCCTGCCCTATGGAACCACACGGCCAGTTGCTGGGCGTAGTTGGCAAAAACGGACGGTTCGAATTTGCCGGCCAACTCTGCTACTTGCTCACCAGAATCGGCGTCGAGAACGCAAAGGGCGCTGTCGTCGCTGGTCGGGTTGCCTTCCGCCGGATCGGCGCCAATGACATACTTGTGGCTCAGTTCAGGTAGAGCGAATACGGTCAATGCGGGAATCGCCGGGGCCTCTCGAGGCAATATCGTCAGGGCCAGCTGCTCGAGAAAACATTCCTGCAGCCAAGGAGCCGGAATGCGCTTGTCAAGCACGCGGGGAGCTAAGGCCTCGGTGTCGCTCATCGGATACTGCTCGCTCAAATCGTCGAGGGCGCCTGTGCGGGCCAAGACATCGTGTCGTTGGCTTTCATACCAGGCTGTATCGCGATCGGGCCGGGCGTCCCAGGGCAGAAAGACCGGCATCCAATCATTCGCTCCTTGGCGGGCTGCCATGTAGATGCGCTTGAAGGGACTTTGCGGCTTCGATTTATCGGCGCGGCTCAAGAGTATCATTCGGCCCCCGGCGTCGATGGTGGGCTTTACCCTGCGCATCAGCTGATCGAGGTCGGGGCACAAGTCCGCCTCATCGACAATAGCCAAGGTCGCCGTGTAGCTGTCACCAGCTGTCGTCGGGAAAGCCAAGGCGCGCGACCCGCTGACCAGAGCCCAATTGTGGTCGTTGTCGCTGGTGAAGGCGCGAACTTGCAAGAAGGCGGGCAAGCGATCGTACATGCCCCGGAGGCGCACGGCCAATAGGTCCGTAGCCTCCTCATCACGCCTCGAGAACAGCAGCACGGTGGCGATGGGATGGAATAGCATTAGCCACAAGGCAAAGGCCAGGACGAGCCAGGTCAGGCCAAGTTGGCGGGCCTTGAGCATGATGATTAGGCGGTTGGCTTGGAGCAGATCGGCCACACGCCGCTGTTCCGGCCACAGGTGGAAGGCCACCCAGCTGCCGCCCTGGCCACGATCCGACAGGATCTGACAGTACGTATCGCAGAAATATGTGAAGGACTTACGGCACTTCAGGATCTCGACCTTGTACCGTTTTGCCTCCGTCTCGTTGCACCGAACCACGTTCAGCTTCCTCCAATTCGCGGGCCGCGGTCACCGCGTCTTCCAAGGAGAAGTGCAGCGTGCCGCCGCCGCGGCCGGTCAGCTCATGGCGCTGCACGGTATCTGGTTCACCCAGAGCCAGGCGTTCTAGCTTGGCTGCTTCGATGATGTAGCGCAGCAGGTCAGCCGGCCCGAGCTCTTCCGGAATGAGCGCTCGTAGACGTTCCAGGGCCTTAGCCTGAAGGGCCCGTGCCTCTTTCACATGCCGTTCGACCATCTCGCGTCGCGCCTCCTGTTGGGCCTTGCAGGCTTCGGCGTCGAGGTTGCGATCCCAGGCGCCGGTACGTTCGACCCAGTGGTAGGCGCGGGACCACTTATCGAGCTGGCGCTCGACAGCGGCGGAAGTGCGACCATAGAAGGCCGCGGCGGCCGCACGAAGGGAGCGCCGCGGGCCCAGATCACGGTAAACGCAAAAGGCGCCAAAGGCACGCGTGGATTCTCCTGCTTGTTGCTCCCACGGTGCTGGCGACGGTTCAGACATAACGCAGCTCCATGCCACCAATCAAACTCGGTTCCACTCGCTTCAAAGTACTTAGGGCCGAATGCGTTCTGCCTTCTTGCCGGTGAACTGCTCAAAGCGATTTACAATGATGTCGCAATAGAGCGGATCTAACTCCATCAAGAAAGCACGGCGGTTGGTCTGCGTGGCGGCAATGAGCGTCGAGCCGCTGCCGCCGAACAGGTCGAGGACGTGTTCGCCGGGTTGCGAAGAGTACTGCAAGGCGCGAATGGCGAGTTCCACCGGCTTCTCTGTGAGGTGAACCATGTTTTGCGGGTTCACTTTTTGGACTTCCCACAGATCGCGCGCGTTGTTCGGCCCAAAAAAACGGTGTGCAGCGCCTTCTCGCCAGCCGTAGAAGGCTAACTCAAAACAACCCAAGAAGTCTTTTCGTGTCAGCACGGGATGCAGCTTGTTCCAGATGATCGCTTGACTGAAAAACAGACCATTGGCGGCAAGTGCAGGAGGATAGTTTGGCAGATTGCTGTAGCCGCCCCAAATAAAGAAAGACCGGCCTGGCGCCAGCGCCCGGGCGATATTTCCAAACCACAAGTGCAGGAGGCGATTGAATTCCTCAGGCGAGACGAAGTCATTGGCCAGAGGGCGATCGCGAGCGCGGAGTTTTCGATCGGTGGGCTTGGTTTTTTCAGGGTGCCGGGCCACATCCAAGCCTTGATGATGCCGGATGCCCTCGAATGAGCTGAGGCCAGCGGCAATGGCATTGTTACTACGGGGCTCAACATGGACGCCGTAGGGCGGGTCGGTGTTCGCCACATGAATGGGCGCGCCGTCCAAGAGCAGATCCACGTCCTCGGCTTTGCTGGAATCGCCACAGAGCACGCGATGTTTGTCTAGCAGCCACAAATCACCCGGTTGGGTAATCGCCGCATCTGGCGGTTCAGGAATAGCGTCCGGATCGATCAGCCCCGTGGCGGTCGTTTCGCCCAGCAACCTGGTTAGATCCTCGGGCGCAAAGCCAGTGAGGCCGAGATCGAAATCCATCTTCTCGAGGTGGGCAAGTTCCTGAACCAGTTTCTCATCGTCCCAGCCGGACAACTGCGCAGTCTGGTTATCCGCCAGGCGGTATGCCTTCGCCTGTGCCGAAGACAAACCGACTGCCACGTGGACCGGGACGTCTTCGAGGCCGAGCTTGACTGCCGCCTTGTACCGGGTATGGCCGACGATAATGACACCGTCCTCGTCCACCACGATCGGTTGCCGAAAGCCGAACTCGCGGATCGAGGCGGCGACGGCGTCCACACCCGCGCCATTGACACGGGGGTTATTCGGGTACGGCCGGATACTCCTGAGGGCGCGCATTTCAACAATCATGTTTTGACTCCTTGCCACGGCTAACAAAGCAGTGAGGGAACCAGCCGCCTGCCTTCAAATCAGAGGCAGCGGCAGTTGCCCTTCACTAGATTTTTCCCGATGGTCTGGAGAAGCGAATTATTTCCAGGGAATTGTTTCCAGACTTGACCAGCAAGAGATGGGAGAAACTGACCTTGGTCGCGTCTGGAATTTACTCATGCAGGCTTGACGAGTTATTTCCAGCACTTATTTTCCAGGACCTTGTTTAGAATCTTTGTGCTTCCGGCCGCGCTCGATCGCTTTCACGTCACACTCTGGCAAACCTCTCGCACACAGAAACTCCTTCTTGGACATTCCTGTTTCTCGGTGGGCTGCCTTCCAATCCTCATAAAGCTTTCGGTCTGACATCTGAGTCTCACTTCCCGTCGGCCGTCCCCTGTTCCGTTTTTCGCGCGCACTATGATTGTGAGACTCTTTCGAGGTCTTATCCTGGCTCGTGCCCTTCTCCGGCGATTCAGACTTCGACGTTTGCGCCCTATGGCCGTTCTTGGACTCCGCGTCGAGAAGCTGTGCTGCTGCCCGCAGGCTCCTCAATGCATGTACCCATTCGGCCGTCGGAAGAATCATCATCCCACTGGCCACTGTCTCTCCCGTCACTTTGCCTGCCCCATCCTTGATGGGCACGTGGATGGTGCACCACATGTAAGGCAGCTTCGAGTTTCCAAAGCTACCGAAACTCGGCTCTTTTGGGTCCGGAATGCCGGACAAGGATAAGCCGCTGACATGGCAGTGGGCATAGAGTTGGGCGTCGAGCGTCGTCAAGGTCCCTAGCTGCTCCTGCGTGAGAAATGTCGACGGATTCAGTGGCTCGCCGGCGTGTTTGTTGACGAAATCACCGAACGCATCAACAACGTCGAGAAGATTGCCCATGAAGAGTATCCTCGAAAGCCAGTGGGTTAGACCAAAGATCGCAGAATCGCTGGCAGTTGTGCGGACTCGTGGTGCACGAGCGCTGCGTTTGCCAATTTCGCCATCCCGGCTAACCCCGGAGGCGTTGGCACCTGTT